CTCTAAACCATTCGCCATATAAAATACCCCCAAAATATTACTAAAAACAACTTTATCACATAATAGAACTTTTGTGTAAACTTTTTTTGCAATTGTTTTTACTCCTAAACTAGAACAGCCACTATACTCCTAGTCAATTTTAAAGTCAACAAATATTTTAATATAGGGGTATTTATCCGACTTTTATATTAGTTGACTATAATTTATATACCTGTTAATATGCCTTTACGTTAAATAAAGGAGATAAAAATGACGTATCAAGAGGCTGTTTCATATTTCAAAACAAAGTACCAAATGGCAAAAGCATTAGGCTTAACAAGACAGGCTGTGCAGCATTGGTCTAAACATTTAGATAAACCTATTCCAGAGTTGCGTGCATATCAGATAAAAGATATTCTTGCCAAACAATCTGGAGGTATTACTAATGATGCCTAGGAACTGGAAAAAATTTCAGCATTACAATAATAGATGTCCACCTTGGATTAAAGTACATAATGATTTGTTAAAGAATCCAGATTGGTTTGCTTTAAAGGATAGTAAAAGTTCATGGGTTTTAATAAATATTTGGTTAATTGCATCAGAAGATGTTGATGGAAATTTACCAGATAGCAGAACGCTAGCATTTCGCTTGCAAATGTCAGAAGATGAATTGAACAAACATTTATCTGTATTAAATCAATGGCTTATTGAGAATGATAGCATCATGCTAGCATCATGCAAGCAAAGTGGGGTTACAGAGACAGAGAGAGAGACAGATATATCGTTGTCTAGTAGATTTAATGATTTCTGGAAAGAATATCCAGCTAATAGAAAAGTAGGTAGAAAGCCATGTGAAACTAAATGGCAAAGAAATGGTTTGGATAAGATTGCAGATAAGATTATTTCTCATGTAAAAAGTATGAAGCAAAGTAAGTCATGGAAAGAAGGATTTAATCCAGCACCATTAACGTACATCAACCAAGAAAGATGGGAAGATGATAATGCACCTAAACGAAACGTATGGGATAACGCACTATGAACCTAGGTGATGCTATGCAGTCATTAACAGTTAATCAGTCTGTCATTACTGATTATTACCAACAAAAGGAATATGCTCATGCAGAATTTAAAGTTAAGGATACGTCTGTATTTACTGACGATGTCTTGCGATATTTTAATACTGAAATACATAGCGGCAAAACATTGGGCTTCATTAAAACGGAAGATGCATTTAGGGTAAGACCAAGTGAGTTGACTGTATTGACAGGAGTGTCTGGTCATGGTAAGTCTATGTGGCTATCACAAGTTATATTATCACTCATGGCACAAGGAACTAAATGCCTTGTATCAAGTTTAGAAATGAGACCTGTGTTGACATTGGCTCGTATGGTTACACAGACTTTAGGTTCACCAGAACCTACAGATGAATTTATAACTAAATTTTGTGAACGAGCAAAAGATAAATTATATATCTACGACCAGATGGGTTCAACATCTAGTGAAGACATGATAGCTACATTATATTGGGGCAAACACATTTTAGGTGTAGAAGTATTTGTGATTGACTCACTGATGAAGATGTCAGATATTTCAGAAGATAATTATGAGAAGCAAAAGTTGTTTATAGATAGGCTTGCTGTCACTTGTAGAGATTTAGAAATTCATGTATTCTTGGTGGCACATACAAGAAAGATGGCAGATGAATCAGAGATTCCAGATGCTACTCACATTCTTGGTTCATCACATATACGAAACTTATGCGATAATATTATTTGCGTTTGGCGTAACAGAAATAAAGAACGTGAAGTAGAGAATAATGAAAAGACAGAAGATGAGTTAAAGAAGATTCCAGATGCTATGGTATTTGTACAGAAGCAACGTAACTATCAGTTTGAAGGTAAGTTTAGTTTTTGGTTTAACCCTAAAGGATTAAAATATATGGAGAGTCCAAGATGAGTCCGAGAGAATTTATTTGGTGGTTATTAGGTTTTATATACAACAAAGATGGATTACAAGAATTTGAAATTGATATTATTAAAAACAAAATAGACCAGATAATATTAGAAGATAAAGATGAGCATAAATGATTTTATAAAAGAATGCAAAGAATTATTTGGTGAAGACGTAACTTATAAGGCTACATCTAAAGATGGTGTAGCTTTTAAATCTAAAGGATGGGATGACAAATATGATTCGATTCGTTTTGACGAAATACAATTACGAAAACTTACTAACAAAAATTAAGGCACTTGATTTAACTAAAAGGTGGCGTGTGAATATTTCTGAAGAAAAAGTAGTAAGGTCACTAGAACAGAATGAACGCCTTTGGTCGCTATATGGGTCAATTGCTAATTACATTGGTGAAGACCCTAGCACTGTTCATGAGTTACTAGGCTACAAGTTTCTTCGTTATCAAACAGAAATTGCTGGAAATGCAGTTGAGTTAGTTAAGTCAACAACAAAACTTACTACTAAAGAAATGACCGACTATCAAGAGAACTGTGAACGATGGGCTGCTGGTTTAGGATGGAGTTGGGAACTGTGAGTAATTACAGAAGTAAAAAACTATTAGAAGCAGTACGTGAGTTTCCTTGTGCTATGTGTGGTAGGCAAGACGGTACAGTATGTGCTGCTCATTCTAATCAACAACGTGATGGTAAAGGTACAGGCATTAAAGCACATGACTATCGTATCGCTAGCCTTTGCTACCAATGCCATGATATGATAGACAATCATAAAGAGTTAAGTAGAGCAGATAAGGTAGAAGCATGGGAGTCTGCTCATCGTAAAACTATAGGATTGTTATTTGATAAGGGGTTAATTAAAATTGGGTAAAGGTTCTACAAGAAGACCGTTGTTAATTTCTGAAACAGAAATAGAAAACAATTGGAACAAGATATTTAAACGAAAAGAAAACAGTCATGACGTATCACCACACGCTTATGAATATGAATTAAACAAATCTACAGGTGAAGTAGAAAAGCGTTTTATAGATGGCGTATCTAAACCTAACGAAAGTCAATTTAATGGCGACAAGCCCAACGCAGTTAAGCCTTAAAAAGTTAAGAGCAGAAGGATACCTAGTATCCATTACAGAGAAATTTAATCACTTTTGTAAAATTCGCCAAGACATGTGGGGCTGGTGTGATTTACTCGCTATAAAAGAAGATGAAGTGTTAGCAGTCCAAACTACAAGTTATACAAATATATCTGCAAGAGTTAAAAAAATTGCTGATAGTGATACGATAGGGATAGTAAGAAAAGCTAATATAAAAGTGAACGTGCATGGGTGGCATAAGGTTGGCAGTCGTTGGGAATGTAAAGTAGTGGATGTATCATGAAGCCACATAGAAGGCAATACGAAGTACACGGTCAATCAGTTAATTTAGAAAAGTTTCGCATTCATATTTTAGAAGTTATTAGCGATAATGAATTAACTATTCCACAGATAGCCAATGCTTTAAAAACTGAATCAAGAAAATTAATGGGTGTGTTATATAACATGCATGCAGAAAAATTAATTAATATTAACAAAGAAGGAAGATTTCTTTCGTTTTCTAAAGTTAAACCTTCATTGCTGCAAGAAATATATCATCCTATGCCAGACTTTAGCGATAGGATTAAAAGTATTTACATTAACTCAAGCGAGGAATAGATGCATATAGACAGGCTTAAGCAGATACTTGATGACTGGGCTTTATGGATGCACTCACCTAGTCACAAACTAGGCTATCCAAGTAAGTCTCTTGGCATGATTAGTGGCGGTGAATCTACCAGTGAAGCCTTTGAAGACATGGTATCTGCTATGGATATGACTAATGTTAGAACTATTGATGTCATAATCAGTAACTTACCTAAAGACCAAAAAGATGCAGTGTATGCTAGATACCTTAAGACTGTTAAGTATGATGACTATGAGTACCAGTTAGGGCTTGCCTTTGATAACCTGCTATCTATAGCTTCAAGGCGTATAGTAGCTTGACAAAGGTATATTAGTTATGCTATAATTCTGCTGTTGGGATAGTCTCGCCCACACTCTCCGTAATACATTTAAGCCCTTGTAAATAAAGGGCTTTTTTATTGGATAAAATATGAAGAAATCTGCAGCAATTACAAAAGTTAAAAAAGTGATGTCAGAATATGGCAAAGGTCAATTAAATATTGGCAAATCACCTAAAAAAGTAACTTCACAAAAACAAGCTGTAGCAATTGCCTTGTCAATGACTGGTAAAGCCAAAAAGAAAAAGTAATTCAAAGTTTCAAATCAGATTCAAAAAGTGCTCGTATAAGATTCGATTTTCATTCTAAATTTTCATTTTAGGAAATTAAGTTGGTTCTCTACAATTGCAAATGATAATCATTCTCATTAAGATTTTCGGGTATAATTAGCCCCTTAAGCCGCTTAAGCTTTTTAAAAAATAAATCATTCATCGGATTTTCGCATAGCATTAACCCTTATAAGTAAATATAATAAAAAAATAAGCCATGTAAACAGGCTTTAAAACTCTTAAAATTAATTCATGATATAAGCCCTTAAGAAAAGATAAAAGGGGCTAAAAAGCCCCTTAAAATCGGTTTAAATGGTATTAAATAGCTAAAATGGGTATAGTTTTTATAATAAAGCCGCTTACATCCTTTTTAGCCTTGCCTTTAGCATATAAGCCTAAAATAGTATTTTTAGGGGCTAAAAACGTTAAATCCGATTCATCCCCATTGAGTACTGGCAAGCCCATAAAATAAGCTGGCAAGTTTTGATCCGAAAATACAGCCGCTAATCTCATGCTTTTTTTAATTGCTATCTCATTAAACTTTTTAAATTCTGGTTTATTTGAATAGCTAAATGTTAAATCATAATTTTTTGG